ATTCCATCCATCATATTGACCGTTATGCAGGTGTACGTATGAGCGTATTTCTTTCCCCGCTGGCCGGTGCTGGAGCGCAGTTTTTTGACGGCGCTGGCAACCCGTTGGCCGGTGGCAAAATCTTTACCTATACCGCTGGCACCACCACGCCTGAAGCGACGTATACCAGCGTGTCGGGTGGCACGGCGCATACCAACCCTATTGTCCTAAATTCCGAAGGTAGGGTCGTTAGCGAGATTTGGCTAACTGAATCGGTCAGTTACAAGTTCATCCTGACCAACTCAGCCAACGTGCAGATCGGCACGTATGACGACATCTCAGGCGTCAACGATTTGACGGTATCGGGTATCTCATGGGCCAACGTCACGGGCACCCCGACGACGCTGGCGGGGTATGGCATTACCGATGCGCTGTCTACGTCGGTAGCCGCTGCAACCTATGCGCCGATTGCTAGCCCGACCTTTACCGGCACCGCGTTGATCCCTGACAACGCGCCGAGCAACACGAACTATCCGGTCGGCTATCGAGAAGCGCCGCTAAACAGCAAAACCGGCAACTACACGCTGATTGCGTCGGATGCGGGCAAGACGATTACGATGAATGGCACCAGCTTGACGCTGACCATTCCGGCTAACGCGTCAGTTCCGTTTGCAACCGGCACAGTGTTTATTGCTATCAACGTCAACAGTTCGCCGCTATCCATTGCCATTACGTCGGATACCCTGACGCTTGTGAACAGCACGACGACCGGCACCCGCACGTTGGCTCAAAACGGCGTAGCGACCTGTATCAAAATCGGCGCGACCTCGTGGCTGATTAGCGGAGCGGGTTTGACCTAATGAGCGGCGCGATCTTAGCGGGATTCATCATAGGCACGACCGGCGGGGCCGGTGCGGGCGTCTATGACTATTCCGAACCGGGGTCAGGCGTTCAGGTTATTCCGTCCGGTGCGCTAGGCGTCACCATCGAAGTTTGGGGCGCGGGTGGCGGTGGTGGCTACGGGTATCTCGGCGAAATCGCACCAGGCGAGCCTGAAGTGTTCCCCGGCGGTGGCGGTGGTGCCGGTGGCTATAGCAAGACTATTTTGGTGCTGACTGGGCCGGATAGCGGCAAAACAATTAATTACATTGTAGGATCAGGCGGGCAGGGTGGCACCGGATTCTCGCCAAACGGTGAGCCTGGGACGTTCTCTAACGTGTCGAGCGGCACGTCAGGCACGCCGTATACGATTACGACTATGACGGGCTTTCCGGGCAACGGCGGCGACTCAGGGCAGTTTGCCCAGCAGGGCGCTGGCGGTGTGGCGACGGGCGGCAACACGACCAATACGACGGGTGCCGGTGGGGCGCTCTTTACGCAAGCTGGAGCGACAGGAACGGCTGGCGTTGGTGGCCTAACGGCAGGCGCGGGTGGTAATGGCGGCGAGTTTTTTGACGGCGATGCGGGGCTAAATGGCCGCGTGCGCATGGTCTTTACATTCTAAGGTGACACATGGCAGTTAGCGTCAAAGTCCTGATCCCGGCAAAAAATGCCGAAAACAGTCAAACCTCGCAGTACACGGCGACCAACGTGTCGGCGATTATTGACAAGTTTACGGCGACCAACTACGACACGTCGGCTCGGACCATTTCGGTCAACCTTGTGACGCAGTTTGATAACGCCGGCAACCAGAACCTAATTATCAAAAGCAAGACCCTGCTGCCCTCAGAAACGTACACGTTCCCTGAGATTGTGGGTCACGTCCTAGCCCCCGGCGGGTCGATTTCCACAATTGCTTCTGCGGCGACGGCGATTAACATCCGCGCTTCGGGTCGGGAGATTTCGTGACCGGACTCGCAACAGTGGCTGAAACAGCACTGCGGGCGATTCAGTCGCCAGAGCAGGCTGAAGCCGCGTTGCTTGAGTTACCGCAGGCGGATTGCCCTGTGGCGCACTATTTCGGCCCCGGCGTAGTTATTCGAGAAGTCCGTATGGCAGCGGGCACGCTTGCCGTAGGCCATAAACAAAAGTTCCCTCATTTAAACATTTTAGTGCAGGGTAAAGTTGCCATGCTTGCCGATGATGGCAGCATTCGGACGCTTGAAGCGCCATTGATTTATACCGGGCAGCCTGGCCGCAAGGTTGGCTATGTACTGGAAGACGTGGTTTGGCAAAACGTCTACAGCACTGAATTGGCCGATCCAGCGACAGTTGAACAGCACTTTATTGAAAAAAGCGATACGTGGCAGCAGCACGCGCTAACCCGTAAAGCCGAAAGTGAGTTTAGCCGCGCCGTAGACCGGCAGGACTTCGATTGCTTGTTGCTGGAATTGGGCGTCACGAAAGAAGACGTGCAAGCACAAGTCGAAAATCCAAACGATCAGATTTTAGTCGCTTGCGGAATTGTCCGGGTAGATGACTCAGCCATCCACGGAAAAGGGCTGTTTGTAACGGCTCCCGTTAAAGCTGGCGATGTAATTTGCCCTGCTCGAATTGCCGGGAAACGTACCCAAGCCGGGCGTTATGTAAATCATTCTGTGACGCCAAACTCGCAGATGATGATGCGTGAAAGCGGCGATATTGATTTGGTTGCCTTATGCGATCTTGACGGATGCCAAGGTGGTAGCGTAGGGCAGGAACTTACGATAGATTACCGTAAAACTTTGTTGTTATCCGGCGTTGCGACCGCCGGTCAGGAGTTACCATGTCAGCCATAGCTGCTGCAATCGTTACCAGTGCTGCCGTCGGTGCTTATAGCGCAAAAAAAGGCGCTAAAGCACAAGTTCAGGCAACTGAACAGGCAACTGATGTACAACGCCAGATTTTTGAAAAACAAACGGAACTTGCAGAGCCGTTTCGTCAGGCTGGCATTACGTCGCAAAATGAATTGATGCGCCTCCTTGGAATTGGGGGGGATAAAACTGCAACCGATTACGGAATGTTAACCCGTGGGTTTCGTCCTGAAGATTTGACGATGGACCCTGGTTATGCATTCCGGTTAGCTGAAGGTGAAAAAGCCTTGGCTCGAATGCAGTCGGCGCGTGGGCAGTATCTCGGTGGTGGAGCAATCCGAGCCGGTGTGCGTTATGGGCAAGAAATGGGATCGCAGGAATACATGAATGCCTTTAACCGCGCCCAAGCGCAATTGGGCACGCGTCTTGGTGCTTTAGGAAGTTTGTATGGGGCTGGTCAAGCCGCAACACAACAAGTTGCGGGACAAGCGGGAGAGTATGGTTCAAACGTAGGTAACTTGCTTACCGCTGGCGGCGCTGCTCGTGCATCTGGATATGCGGGTATGGCTAACGCGCTGAACCAAGCACTAGGCACTGGTCTTAACTATTATCAAGGCCAACAATGGCTTAATAAAATGTATCCGTCGGCTCCGCCGCCTGCTGGTTAATTTTGGAGTGATTCATGGCTGTTAATCCACAAATCATTGCTCCGCAAGTTCAGGGTATTCAGCTTGAAAACCCGATGACGTTTGCCCGTAACGCTCTAGCTATGCGGGAGGCTCAGTCACAAATTGCAGCAAACCAGTTGAAAGTAGCGCGTGCGCAAAAGGCTGCAAATGTTCTTGCCGCAAACAGAGGCAAGTCGATTGATGAAATTGCTAATGCGCTGCTTGGCGAAGGTTTGGCGGACGAAGCCGAAAATGTGATGAAGTTCGGAACTGCTCGAGGGCAAGCGACCAAAGCGGCCCGAGAGGCAGAAGCTGCAAGTCTTGCAATTCTTGGAAGTGACGCAGGAGCATTTCTTGACAATCCAGCATTACTTAACAAAGCAACAATTACGCCGTGGGCTGCCTCAATGGTGCAGCGAGGACTTTTGACGCCAGACGCATTGCAGCGATTTAACGATCTACCAGACGATCCTGTACAAATTGGAAGCGCCATGCGTCGTTTGCAAGTGCAAGCGTTGACGCCTGCGCAACAAACTGAAACATCAGTTCTTCAACAAGATTTGGGCGGAACAACTCGCGTGTTGCGTGTTCCGAAACTTGGCGGCAAAGGAGAAGTTGTGCCGGGAACGGAGGCGACAGTTACTGCGTCTCCAAATCGACAGGGAATTACGATTCTTACCCCGAGCGAAACCGCTCGTGGCAAAAAAGTTGGCGAACTCGGCGGCGAAGCATTGGTTCAAGACTACAACGCCGCAAGAGCCGCTGTTACTGGCCTTGGCAAAGACTATCAAGTGTTGCAGTTGTTGAAAGAAGGCAAGCCAACAACCGGCATTACCGCAGAGTTAGAAACCAACATTGATCGCCTTGTTTCAACATTTGCTGGCGATAGAGAAGCAGCATCAAGAGCATCTGATTCAGAATTGCTCGAAGCGTTGCTTGGTCAAGACGTATTCCAGCAATTCCAGTCTTTGGGCGTAGGTGCCAGAGGCTTGGATACGCCGGGCGAACGTGAGTTTTTGAGAGAAGTTATTTCCGGTCGAAAAACTCTCAATAAAGAAACTCTGGTTCAAATGGCGGAAATGCGTGCCAAGTACAAAGAACAAGCCATTGACTCTTACAATGAGCGCGTTCGATCCGGTGAGCTTGACGAATTCTTCCGCGATTTTGGCAGACCGAAGAGAGAGTTTAAAAAGCCGGAGCGTCCTAAATTTACCGACCGTCCAGTCTCGGTAACAACACCAACCGGGCAAACTTATACATTCCCGAATCAGGCAGCAGCAGACAAATTCCGTAAAGACGCGGGGTTGTAATTATGGCGGTTGATTACGAAGCGTTAGCAAAAAAGCATGGCGGTCAAGGCGCTGCTGCGCCTTCGCCAGAGAAGGTTGATTATTCAACGCTAGCGCAACAGGCTGGAGGAACGCTTGTCAGCGAAATCCCGCAGCGCACCGGACTTGATTTGGCTGCGCAATACGCTGGTGTGATTAACCAAGCGATAGCGCCTTATTTGGTTGCAGCGGCAGGCGGCGGTGCGGTGGGTGGCATACCTGGCGCAATCGTCGCGCCTGGTTTACTTGGATTAACCGACCTTGCAGCGACGGGCATCAATCTTGGTGCGCAAGCACTTGGGGCAGAAGGTCGAGTTCCTGTGCCATCGGATGTTATTCGTGGCGGGATCAATGTAGCAGTCCCCGGCGCGCTTCGACAGCCAGAAACGCCCGCGCAAAGATATGTTGCAACCGGGACGGAAGCGGCCACTGCTGCGTTGACCAGCGCAAATGCGCTTCGTCAACTTGCGCTGCAAACTGGGCCGGGAACTGTTCGCAACGTTTTGACGACCGCCGGTCAACAACCAGTATCTCAGACAGTTGCGGCGACTACCGGCGCAACGGGTCAACAAGCTTTGATAGAAGAAACTGCGCCAGATTCGCCTGCTAGAAACCCAGTAGTTGTGGCGGCTGTTGGCGTGTTGGGCACTATGCTCGGTGGCAAACTCGCATTTCGTGGGCCGCAAGGCGTTAAAGAGTTTTTTGGCAAAGGCACGCCGTCGGAAGAACAAGTTTATCAAGCGGCAAAAAATAAATACCAAGAAGTCGATCAAGCTGGCGTTGCATTCTCCAGCACTGCTTATGATCGAATGCTGTCGAATTTGAGACAGCGATTAGCGGATGCGGGTTACACCGATCAATCCGCAATTACGTCAGTCGTAAACAAACTAGAGAAGTTCCGTGGCACTGCGCGTAATTTAACCGATCTCGATACTGCCCGAAGCGATATCACAAAAACGCTTATCAAGTCGCAGGATGAAAACGTCCGGCGATTAGGTCACGAGATCGCTGATGAAATTGATGACTTCGTTCTCAACGCATCACCTCAAGATGTGATTAGCGGGAACCTTCCGAATGCACTAAAGAGTTTGAATGAAGCGCGTGGCTTGTGGACGCAAGTTAGCCGCAGTGAACAAATGAGCGAATTGTTGCGTCGGGCAAAACTGTCCGATCAGCCACTCGACACTGCTGTGCGCAACGAATTTAGAACACTTGCTAAGAATGAACGCCGATTCAACAGGTTTAGCCCGGAAGAAAAACAATTCATCTTGAATGTTGTGCAAGGCGGCAAACTTGAAAAAGCACTGACCGACTTCAGTGAAGCTCTTTCCGTCCGAAGGTCGCTTGGCGGCACGTTGTATGCTGGCGCTGGAGGATTGGCGACACCTTTTGCGGCTCAAATTGGACAAATAGACCCATTGACAGCCGCAACAATTATGGGTGGTGTTGCCACTACTCGCGGAGTAACAAGCGTTGCGGCAAATGCGTTGGCTGCACGTCGAGCAGAACTTGCGGCGCGTGGAATGCGCGGATTCCGTCAGGTTCCAATCGATCCCTTCCAGCGTGCGGTAACTCCACTCACGCTACCAGTAGCGCAAGCGGCGGTTCGCCCTGGCGATGTAAACTTTTTGAGTCAATCTGAAGTCCTTAACGCTCTGTCTGGGAGATAACCATGATTCAAGGCGCACTCAAATCAAAGATGATCTGGTGGAACGTGTTTCTTGCCGTTCTCGCCTCGCTCGAACTCGTGGCCTCCCACCTGACGACGCTGTTTGGCTCTCAGGTCGCTGCGGCGATTCTGCTCGTCGGATCGCTCGGCAATGTGGCGCTACGCACCATTACGACGCAGGCTCTTTCGGAGAAGTGACGTGGACTATCAGGTGGCGTTTAACATTGCAGTGTTGCTTGCAGGAGCCTTGGGAGGATGGGTTCTGCGCTCAGTAACAACGAGCATGGAAAACTTGCAGCGCGATCACAAAGACATGATGAACCAGTTTGTCCGCCGCGATGACTACAAAGCGGCCCTTGAGCGCATCGAACTAATGCTGATGCGCATTTGGGACCGGCTGGACGACAAGGTAGACAAATGATTCCGTTGTGGGTGTGGCGCTATGCACCACACATGATTGTGGCGGCGTTGTTGGGACTAATCGTAGTCTTTGGGATACACCGGGCGAAGGAGCAAGTCCGTGCTGAACTTGAGCCGAAGATTGAGAGTTTGGAAACGCAGCTTGCGGCGGAGCGTGCTGACAGAGCGCGTGCGGAGGCTGCTGCAAGTGCGTACCGATCCGAGATGGATGCTCTTCGGAGTCGCCCTGTGCCTCGTACTCCTGTCCGGCTGTGCAACGAAACCCGTGCAGTGTCTGCCGACCCAGCCGCCCAAGGAGCTGATGGTCGAACCACCACCACCGCAGGCGGCAACGAACTTGCTCGAAGCGATTTTGCAGAAGGGCCGGACATCGGCCCCGACCTCTACGCCCTAGCGGCGATGTGCGATGCGGAGTTCGCCAAACTCCGGGCCTTGCAGAAGTGGGTACGCAATGACGTTCGATGAGGCGTTTGCCGCCCTGCTGCTGCACGAGGGGGGTTTTGTTGACCATCCAGCCGACCCGGGTGGGGCTACCCGATACGGCGTAACGCAGGCTGTCGCACGCTCAGAAGGCTTCAAGGGCGATATGCGGGAATACCCCATGTCAGAGGCCAAGCGCGTGTACCGCAAACGCTACTGGACGATGCTGCGCCTCGATGACGTACCGCCAGGTATGCGATTCGATTTGTTTGATGCTGCCGTGAATTCAGGTACGACACAGGCCATACGCTGGGCACAAAGAATTGTCGGTGTGCCTGATGACGGAAAGGTCGGTCCTGTGACAATTCAGGCACTTAACAACATAAACGTAAACAAATTTCTTGCAAAGTATAACGGCGCTAGACTACATTTCCTCACAAGCCTTCCCGGCTGGGCAAATTTTGGTCGGGGTTGGGCGAGGCGAATCGCAGATAACCTGATGCGATAGGGGGTCTAGATGCGCTCTGACGGCATCCCAAGGCAGTTCCAACTGCTGGGGCATACCATCCAAGTCAGGGTTGTCTCTCCGAGTCGATGGCGTCACGGCAAAGGCACCGTAGGGATATGGCTGCCGGAGCAGTATCGGATTGACGTGATATCGACTGTGAAAGGTTCTCACCGGCAACAAGTTTGGGCGCACGAGGCCATGCACGCGATGCTTGACCTTGCGGGCTATGAGGCGTTGTCGGACGATGAAGTCTTGGTAGATAGGCTAGGCCACTTGTTGCAGCAAATGCTCACAACAATGGAGTAGTCATGCCGAAACGATGCACCGATGAACAAATCCTAGCCGCGCTAAAAGAAACTAACGGCATTCGTGCCAAAGCGGCGATGATCTTAGGGATTAGCCCCCGCGCTGTAATCGACCGAACGCAAACGATGATGGCAAAAGGCTTGGATGTCCCGGCCTCGACGTATCACCCAGGCGATGCCATTCGCGAACGGTTCGACAAGAAGCCCGAAGAATTCAAGTTCACTCCGCTGCCCGAAGACGACATTAGCGTCGAAGACTTGGTAGCGATTCGTAAGCGCCAGTTCGCCCACAAGCGCGAATACGAAGAAGCCTCTAAGTTAATTCCCATCCGCATCACGATACCGGGGCCAATCGGCATCCTGCACTTTGGCGACCCACACGTCGATGACGACGGCTGCGACATCGAGGCGATTGAGCGCCACACCGCACTCGTCAACGCTACGGAAGGGCTTTTCGCTGCCAACGTGGGCGACACCACAAACAACTGGACGGGCCGCCTGGCACGGCTCTACGGCGAACAGGCTACGTCAGCGGCGCAGGCTTGGAAGTTGGCCGAATGGTTCGTGAACCGCTGCCGTTGGCTTTATATGATTGGCGGCAACCATGACCTCTGGTCAGGTTCTGGCGACCCGCTGCGTTGGATCGCACGCCAACAGAATGCGCTTTACAAGTCATCCGAAGCCCGTATTGCGCTCAAGTTCCCAAACAAGGCTGAAGTACGCATCAACGCACGGCACGACCACTCAGGTTCGTCGATCTGGAACCCGGCACACGGGCCGATGAAGGCGGCAGTATTGGGCACCCGTGACCATATTTATGTCGCTGGGCACAAGCATGAGTCGGCGTACTCAGTGCTGAAAGACCCCATCAACGGCATCGCCATGCACGCCATCAAGGTCAGCAGCTATAAAGTCTACGACCGTTTCGCGAAGGAAAAGGGGTTTAGGGACAACACGCTATCGCCGTGTTGCCTGACGACGATCAACCCGGAACTGCCACCGGATCACCCTGATATGGTGAAAGTGTGGTGGGAGCCGGAGCAGGGCGCTGAGTATCTGACGTTTCTACGCAGACGGCTTTAAGCACTGCGCGCTCTCGAGCAGCCCGGAGTGCGCACGCCCTCTGGTGCAGCCGCTTCACAATTGTCCAGCGGCGCTTGCCAGAGAGTTCCGAATCTAGGGATGCCTTCACATCGTCCTCAGACATCGAGGCGATGGACTCGTTGAGTTCTTTCCATGTGCCGACCATAGGCACAGAATAAAGTTTTATAGGGTGGCCTTCAAGTACATTTCCTGTAGTGCGGCGACGGTTTCTTCAGCGTCCCGCCCCTCGTACCACTCGCCCCTCGGCTGGAATATCGCCTGAAACCGCTTCTGGCCCTCTGAGAGCCGCCCACCCTTCGCCTTGATCTCTACCCAACAGGCCCATGCCAGCCCGTCTCGCAGGGGCTTTACGGCAAGGATATCGGGAATGTCGTGTCCGGCACTGGCAAAGTCGATGACCTCAAACCCGCACTGTCGCAGGGCTGCAACTATTTCGGCGTGGTTGTTGTCTCGACGTTTGGCGTAGCGCACCGGGCGACTTTATCACGGAGTCGGGAAATGCCCGGTTCACCCCAGAGGTAGCGGACCATCCCGGTTAGTCCAGGGTCGCCAAGGATCGCAACGGGGTCGGCCTCACGCACGAGCGGCCCCACTTGCCCTTTTAGCCACTCAGTGCGCTCCCGGCGCTGCTGCCAGTCGCCGACCGTGATGCGGGCAAGGTAAGCGTCGGCTAACAGTAATCGACCGATGACGGTGCCGACCTTCTCATCCCAGTGCTTCATCCCCGCTTGGCTGGCGTAGCTGATGTCGGTTGATGTAGTTACAGGATTGTTCATTTATTTTTCGCACCCCGCAGAAGCTCGCGTGCCTGGTACACGCGCAACGCTGGCAACTCGCCAGCCTTCACCCATTTGCTGACCGCTTGACGCGACACGTTAAACGCCTTCGCAAGCGCCATCTGAGTTCCAAATGTTTTGAGCAATATCTTGATGTCCATGTGGCGGACGATACACGACGCAACGGGGGTTGACAAGCCTGTGCAGAAGCGTAGGATTGCTCCTTGAGAGTGTTACTAACCAGGAGACAACCGATGAACGAAGCACAAGAAGGCCGCGACCTTCAAGAAATGACCGAAGCGTACATGGAGGCGCAGGAGCGGGCCGAAGCTGCCGCATGGAATGCGCTAGCGAGTTTGCGTGATCTCAACGAACTCGAGTCCGACTACTCCACCAAATTCTCAAACGGTTTGCGCGAAGTGATCGCTGCCATCGACAAGGCACGCGCTGAACTCGGGAGCATCAAATGAACCAGTCAGAATCTATTGCTGAACTCGCACACGCGCTATCGAAGGCGCAAGCCAACATCACGGGTGCGCTCAAAGACAGCAGCAATCCTTTCTTCAAGTCGCGCTACGCCGATCTCGCATCGTGCTGGGACGCTTGCCGCAAGCAACTTAGCGAGAACGGGCTTGCCGTTATCCAGACCATCGAAGTCGGTGAGAGCCGCCCGGTGCTGGTGACGACGCTCGCTCACTCGAGTGGCGAATGGATCAAGTCGTACTGCCCGATCCTGACCAAAGACGACAGCCCACAGGGCCAAGGCAGCGGCATCACCTACGCACGCCGCTACGCCCTCGCAGCGATTGTTGGCTTGGCCCAAATTGATGATGACGCCGAAGCTGCGCAGGGCCGCCATAAGGTATCTGCGCCGCAGAACGCTGAACTCCTTGCCAAGATTGCCGCGACCGCCACGGCAGACGAACTCAACAAGCTCTACAACAGTGTCCCGCAGGACGTGCGTGAAGCGCATATCGACGTGTTCAAGGCACGCAAGAAGGCGTTATCCGCATGAGCCTCTACTACTACGAAGGGATGACCGAAGGCGAACTAGTGGGGCACGTCATGGCACTTGCTGACGATGCCTCCGAACTTTCGCAAGTGCTGGCGATTCGTCTGCGTTCGCAGACCAAGCTCCGAGCCGATGCTGAGATGCGTGAGCGCCTAGCGCAGGAGCGCATCTATCGCTTGGAGCGTGAAATCCGTGAACTCAAAGCATTGATGGGAGATGACTAATGGATCAGCGAACACCGGAATGGTGGGAGGCTCGAGTCGGTAAGGTAACGGCATCACGCATCGCAGATGTGATGGCCCGCACGAAGACCGGCTACGCCGCTTCTCGCAATAACTACTTGGCCGAACTCGTTGTTGAGCGTCTGACCGGCAAGCCGACTGAAGGCTTTAGCAGCACGGCCATGATGTGGGGCATTGAGAAAGAGCCGATGGCCCGTGATGCGTATAGCGCCGCACGCGGCGATCTCGTGACAGAGGTGGGCTTTCTGCCGCACCCGACGATCCCGATGACGGGCGCATCCCCCGATGGGACTGTGACACCTAGTGGCATAGTCGAAATCAAGTGCCCGAACACGGCCCAGCACATCGAATACCTGATGACGAAGGAGCCGCCGCAAAAGTATTACTACCAGATGCAGTGGCAGATGGCCTGTGCGATGGCGACGTTCTGCGACTGGGTATCGTATGACCCCAGGATGCCTGCGAACTTGCAGCTTCTCATCGTGCGCATTGAGCGCGACGACGACACCATCAAAGTGCTAGAGGACGAGATTCAGAAGTTTTTGGCTGAACTCGATGAAAAGGTCAAAGCCCTGAAGGAGATGAAACTGTGAAGACGAAGTACGAAGCCAAGCCGAACACGGCGACGTTGTTCCTGAACGAAGACAAGCGCCCTGACCAAGTGATGAAGAACCCAGACGGCAGCGAATGGGTACGCACCGATGCTGATTACAAGGGCAGCGGCCTGATCGGTGGCGTGAACTACTGGGTTGATCTTTACAAGAAAAAGAGCAAGACCGGCAACGAATACTTTTCAATCAAGGTCAAGCCCAAGGGCGCACCGACTGTCGTGAAGAAGGCCGTGAACTCTGGCCTCACCGAAGACAACTGGGATAGCGTTGATTTCAAAGACGACGAAATCAAATTCTGATGAAACGATTTCTGTCACTGGGTGCCGGAGTGCAGTCATCGACGATGGCGTTGATGATTGCGCATGGCGAAATCCCTATGGTGGAAGCGGCCATCTTTTCAGACACTCAAGCCGAACCCGACGCGGTGTATACCTGGCTTGATTGGTTGGAAAAGCAACTGCCGTTTCCGGTTTATCGAGTAACGCGCTCATCGCTCGAGAAGGATGTGCTGAACAGCGTAAACGATCCGAAACGTCACCGGGTTGGGCAAATACCGTTTTACGTTAAGTCGGAGGGTGATGCCCGAGAAGGAATGCTTTGGCGGCAATGCACCGGGGACTACAAAATTCAGCCGCTTCGAAAAAAGGTTAAAGAGCTGTTAAAAGTTGACGGCAGCAAACAGGCAACCATGTTGATTGGCATATCGCTCGATGAGGTCATTCGCATGAAACCCTCACAAGTGCGGTATATCGTCAACGACTACCCGTTGATTGACCTTCGCATGACGCGCTCAGATTGCTTGAATTGGATGGCGAAACACAATTACCCATTGCCTGCAAAGTCGGCGTGTTACTTCTGCCCTTACACAGATGACGCCCGGTGGCGTGATATTAAACATAATCAGCCGACAGAGTTTGAAAAGGCAATTAAGTTTGATGCCGCGATTCGTTCAGGTTTACCTGGGGTACGCGGAAAGGCATTTCTTCATCGTAGTTTGAAACCGCTCGGCGAAATTGATTTTCGTAACGCAGAAGATTTCGGGCAGGGTCGGTTGTTCGGCGAAGAATGCGAAGGTATGTGCGGCGTATGATCTCAGAAGAGCGGGCAGAAAAGGCGTTGCGTTTTCTCGTCGACACCGACGAGCGTGCAGCCGTGGCGAAGGGAGAGGTCGAACGTGCGGAGTTCGCATTCAAGCGAACCCGTGAGGCGATCTTCTCCCACGCTGACGGCACGGTGGCTGAGCGCCAGGCTATCGCTGCGCAGCATCCAAAGACGTTGGAGGCGCACGAGGCTTACGTTGAGGCGTTGAAGGCGTCACAGTTTTTGGCGAACAAGCGCGACACCGAGCGGATCGTATTGGACGTATTTAGAACACTATGCGCAAACAAGAGGCAAGGAACCGTATGACTCAGACACAAAAGATTAAGGCGGCGCTCGAAGCGGGCGTTGCCATCACTCCCATCGACGCGCTCAATCTTTACGGGTGCTTTCGATTGGCGGCCCGTATTGATGAACTGCGCAAAGAGGGCATGGACATCGAAACCGTGACGCAGACGCGTAACGGAAAGCGTTATGCCGCCTATGTGATGCGTGGGCAGTCGCTGCCGCTTTTCGGTATGGGTGCTTAACGTGAAGCGTTATACCGTTTTGTTAGCTGTATTGACGCCACTTGGGTTGGCGCAGGAAGCCCCGACAATCCTTGGCACATTGCCGAACCGTGATAATTCAAACATTACGTTCACAACGATCCAAGGCAATTGCCCGCAGTATCAATACATGGTTTACACCCAAGCCGACGGCGGAAAGATTTCTATGTATGGTTGTTATCGGATGGTGAGTGACCAATTTTTTGTCGTTTGGTCGGACGGCGACATTTACACTTATCCCGCATTAAATCTGATTCCCTCAGAAGAAATGCGAAACTACATGAATCGCAACAGGAAGTGAGGCACCCATGAGTGAGCCTGAAAAGCCCTGCCCGTACCGGCAAGGGGATGTGACATACTGGTGTTTGCTGGCTGAAAAAGGCAGCCCGCTAACCAATGACATGATTGAGTTCAAGCTGCGCACGATTGGTGACGGCGTGAACTGGACACCTTGTGAGCAAGCCGCGTTTTATGCCGGGGTGCGCTGGGCGGAGAAATGCCATGGCGTGACGGGATAAAAAAAGCCCCGGAAGGCGGGGGCCGACCGGGGCAGAGAGGGTGTCATGTCAAAAGAACCGATGTCGAGCGGCATCGTAGAGGGGTTACATGGAAAGCGCAAGAGATATTGACGTTGCCGATCTGAAGCCGTCGGACTGGTTTAAACGATTTGTTTACGTTGCCGAAGGCGATTACTTTTTTGACGTAATCGACCGGCAGGAATACACCCGCCACAGCTTCAACGCGATTATGCGAGGTCACGCATTAAACAGCGTGCATAACAAGACCCGGCGCATCGAGGCGGGAACTTTTTTCGATGAGAACCGTCACGCGCTTGGGAGCCGTGCCGTACTGGGCTTGACCTATGCGGCAGGAGAGGGCGTCTTGGTCGCTCGGGGCGGCAAAGCGCAGGCTAATAAGTGGCAGGACGCAAGGCCGGAGGGCGTGCCTGGGGATGTCTCCATTTGGATACGCCATGTTGAGCGGATGATCCCGAACCCCCAAGAGCGGGCGCACGTGTTGGACGTATTGGCGTACAAGCGCCAACACCCGAACCGCAAGATTAACCACGCTATCCTGCATAGCGGCCTGCCGGGTAGCGGTAAGGACTCGCTCTATGCGCCCTTCCTGTGGTCGATTGGCGGCCCGACCCTTGCTAACGTCGCCAGCAGCCGCGCTGAGGAAGTCGCCGGGGCGTGGGGTTACTCGCTCGAGTCTGAGGTCATTGTCCTCAACGAACTGCGGCAGGGTGCAACGTCGGACCGTCGGGCGCTAGAGAATGCGCTGAAGCCTGTGATCGCTGCGCCGCCCGAAATGCTCCTCGTCAACAAGAAGCAGCAGCACCCGTACTACGTCGCCAACCGGATTTTCGTACTGGCTTTCAGCAACGAACGCGCCGCTATTACGATTGCGCCCACGGATCGGCGTTGGTTTGTGGTTTGGTCGGACGCTGGCCCCATGCCTGCGCAGGACGCGGAGGCGCTTTGGGACTGGTACAACGACGGCGGTTTCGCTCACGTCGCCGCGTGGCTCGATGCCCGGGACGTGTCCAAATTTAACCCCGGTGCGCCGCCTATGATGACTGAGGCCAAGTTGGCGATGGTTGACTTGGGCCTCTCCGGTGGCGAATCGGCGCTTGCTGATATGGCAAAGCATCGTGAGGGCATCTTTGCCCGTGGCATCGTGGCGAGTCCCTGGAGCCAAGTTGCCGCGCAGATATCCAAAGGCATGGCAAAGACCGTCTCTCGAGAAACGCTCTTTGCCGCCCTCGCTGCGGCAGGCTGGAAGGATATCGGTCGGGCGCACAGCGGCGAACATCAGACGCCGAAACACTTGTGGGTCTGCCCGGAGTTTGCCGAGCTGCCCCGCGCCCAGTTGCGAAACATGGTTGAGGGGCCGCCCGGTCTCCACATTGTCAAGTAATCAGTCGGTCAGGATTTCCACGATCACGGCGACGGCGATTGCCACGAGTAGCGCGGTCACTTGAGCCGCTCCATGTACCACTTCTCCAACTTATGCTCACGCAGCGCAGAGGCCGCTACAGCCTGGAGCATGATGACCATGCGATGGTCGCTACTTGCCGCCAGAATGCCCCGCAGGGCTTTTTCGTAGCGTATACATCGCTCGTCGGGCGATTCCCAGTTGTGCGCCGCAGGGCCGTGCGGCACGTCTTCAACGCCCCAAAGGGCTTTGGCTTCTTCCTCTGACAAATTCCACCCCATACGTCACCCCTACCAGTAGTTGCCACCCCTCGAACTCCGCACGTTCGGCGGCGGTACATGACGCCATGACAAGTCAGGCCAGCGCGGCGGCCATGGTTGCGTCAATCTACGCCAGAACCATTTAAGAGTCCGCACGGGTCACCCGAACCTTATCCGCGATCCGCTGCGCCAAATCGAGGCCGAATACTGTACCCGACCGATACACCGCGTCGGTAAACTTTTCGAACGCGTCGATATCAAATATCACTTCTGTACCGTCTACGTCGTCGGGTATTAGCAAGCCGCCGCATTCCTCTGCGAGTTTGTGCAGTTCTTCAAGTGTCACGATTCGCCCTCCTTTCTGCGTCGGTGTATGTCTGCAAATGTACGGTTAGCGATATGTGCGAAATGGTCGCATCGCCGAATTTGTACCGCACATAGTCGGACACGTCACGGTCTACGCCGTCCGCGATATCGTCAGCCAGTACCCGAAAAGGTACTTCGATTGCTTCGGTCTGTTTCATGTCATCCCCTTAATCATTCGGACACGCGAGAGCGCGTCCCGTTTAGCCGCGAATATTTCAAACTCTGAGCATAGCCCCGCGATGCGTTCAGCAAGCGCCACGGCACGGTCAACCTGTGCGTCGGTCGGGGCGGTCAACCCTAGCACCAATGCGTCGGTCAACAATTCCTGGGGGTCTTTAATCGGCGGTGGCGACCCTTTCAAGCCGCCCCGCCTATCCGTAGCTTTGCCTTTCTTCCTCACTTGACCGAATCCCAAGACGGGGCGACGGATGCCGCCTCAATCTTGAAATTCTTTATCGGGAAGCGGCGAACGACACCCTCTGAAGGCCATAGCAACAGGATCGTCCCCGCTTCGTGCTTCCAGCAGCCCTCATTCGTCAGCCCGTTGCCCGTGTAATAGAACGCACGGCGCATCCCGGTGGTTGTCGCCTTACTCGTGCCAAGCGAGAAGTTGTCAATCTTCTGGTCGCACGGTTCAGTCGTCAGCACAGTACGCCCTGCGCTATCGCCTTTCACGCCGCCCACGGCGAACACGTCGGCAAAGGCAGGGGACAAAGAAGCCGCCACACAAGCGGCAAGAATTGTCTTTTTCATCGGTTCATACTCCAAGGTTATACGATGCCCCATTTGGCATCCCGTAGCGCACCCCATGGGCGGATGCGCTAGAGGCTGACAAAAGGTCAAGCGGCTGATCGTTCGTCAAGGTCGCAGTAGTCGGACACCCCAACGTCATACCCTTGTCGATATGCGTGGCGCGTTTCGTCGCTGTATGCGGCTTCAATGCCCTCTTCTACACCCGCGCCGATAACCCGCCCATCGTGATAACCACGGGCGAACCAATAGGCTTGTTCGTCATTCATGTGTCAGCCCTCCCAACGTGCGGAGCGATGCGGAACGAATCAGCGGTCGGGGCTTCGAGGAGGTCGCCGCAGTTAAAAGCCTGCGCGCAGTCGCGCAAGTGTTCGACGATCTCAAGCGCGGCTTCGTCCGGTGTGTCGAATAGCAGCGGATCGCCGTCCTGCTGCCAGACGTTCTCCCAATGGTTCCCGATAAGGGTTAGCACTTCCCATTTTTGTGCGCTCATGTGTTTTCCCCTGTGGCTTTGGCGATGGCAGCCCGAACGATTGCAAGCGGCGATGTCGGGTCGATGTTAGAGGTCTGGTCATGTGACCAAATGCGGTCGACCATTTGCAGCGCAGCCAGTAGGTCAGGCGCGGCGGCGATTAATTGAGCGTCAATCGCCGTCAAGTCGTGGTCGCAATCCATCATCGCAACGCGACCCAATGGCGAAATGATGTCCAAATTTCCAGATTCGGCGTTGCCGTCAGTAGTCCAAGGGCCGGGGGTGTGTTGTGTGTTCATTTGTCCTCCACCAAGTGACCGAACCCAACTTGGCGTTCGATGTTGCGGAATGCCTCGCGCAACGCCGGGAGGTCACGCAGAACGCCCGAGCTGGTGCTTTCCTCATCGTCGAGTGCGCAGATGATCGTTGCGTCGTCGCGATAGCCTTCGCTGTAATCAATGACGGCGCTCCAGTAATAGTCATTCCCGAAGCAGCCCCCCGCGTAGGTTCCGGGCCAACCCAACTTTCGCAGCAGCGTGACGGCGGCGGCGGCGTGGTTGCCGTATGCGCTCAAGGCATAGTTGTACGGCACGTAGATACGCCCAGCCTCACATTGGGCGCTGATGCGTGAGCCTCGAGTGTTGGTCGGGCCGTGATACTTGGTTCTAATCGTTTGCATAACATGGTTCCTTTTTGGTTAGTCGTTGAACAGGTAAAAAGTAATTGCAAGAGCGGTAGATGTCGCGCCCATCGAATAGAGCGTCCACGTTGCGGACGGGACAACCCAAGGGGAGGCGATAAGTAGCAGGACGGCGAACCCGCCGAAGATGTGGGACATTCTCACGGCAGCACCTCGAGACGGCAGGGCGTGTTGTTGAGGGTGAGGGCGCGCAGATATTGGGCAGCGTGGTAGTCCGTCCAAAAGTGCGACACGTTGTCACCATTGCAGCCCCAAATCACAAGGAAGCGGGGACGGTTGGCGTAGTCGATTGTTTTGGTCATTCTCACGATTGCACCCCCGAACGGTGAGCGGCAAAGCGAGCGAGCAGGGCGTCCCGATAGGCTTCCCATCGGGCGTCAAGGTCGCAGTAAAGGTCCGAGGCTTCCTCGAGCGGGAGTTGCCCCTCGAGGCGGCGATAGCCCACCCCGAGCGCGTCGTCTAGGTCGTCGATAGTCGGGGCGCGGCTAAGCGCGACCAGATAGGGCATCGCTTCAAGGGTTAGCAATTCAATATGAAGGTCTAACATGACATTGGCTCCTATAATGATTTTTGGCCGATCCGAACGCTTAGCGCAGACGCCCGGTGTAAACGGCAATCGCGTACACATTCGGGAAAGGCTGCGACAGTCGCGGGTCAGCGTTGGCAGCGATGACGTAAGCCTTCGCCTCCGCAGCCGTCGCAAACAACTGCGAGTAGATACGCCCCAAAAATGCGTAAGGCTTGCGGGTTGTCTCATCGAGTAAGGCTTCGCGGAACTCAACTACATACTTGCGTGACATGACGTTAACTCCGTGTTGTGTTGTTCGACAGGTCAAGCATAAAACAATGTTTTAAAGTATCGCAAACAAAACGTAGCGCGTGACCATCTAGCGGATACCGTAAAAACAGGGGGTTATGTAAGGTGATGGTAAAAAAAAGAGAAAAAGTGAAAGTGTAAAAAAGTGGGAATTACAGATTGCACTTTGAAAAAAGACCAAATTTTTACCATCGAGCATCCTGTCCACGCTGTGGTTATGCGTTGGCACACTTGTTGCCAGGCTTTCCGTTGCGTCTACGCAACAACTATGTTGCATCTACGCAACTTGCAGGCTTGACCACCTATCGGTCACGCATTGGCATGGATCGTGCTACCACTCACGCTTGCTTGTTGCTTACGCGCAACACAATCTGTTGCGTATACGCTACGTCCGCTAGGTGGACAGACAACCTAAACGAGAATTGTTTGCGTTGAGCAGGGAGGGGGAGGGGGTGGGGGGGTACAGGGCCAGGGGATTTGCCTTTACTGTTACGGTAGGACTCGTGAACAATTTTTTTTTATTTATCCCTACCAAACTTTCCTTGTCACTTCACATTGTGTTGTGTATCTTCGGCGCTACAGCGTCTGGCGTGATGCGCACGCAGCGACCGAGAGGAAACTGAAGGTGTGGTGGGTTAGTCCATACCGGACATCTAAGGCAACAGGTGCAAGCGTTAACCCCTTGCGCTTTGCACTCCGCCTCGGCACACAGTCCCGACGGACGTTCGGGATCGCGGCCTCCCGGCAGGATGAGCCTGCACGCTTATGCTAGGGGACATCGTGGAAGATACGTTTCGCTCGATACCGTTTGAGCCGAGAGAACTGAAGGCTACGCCTGACGTTCTAGAGAAGATTTACGCCGCCGCTAAACTTGGCATCAAGGGAGATGCCTTGGCCTTTGCTGCGGGTTTGCTCCCAATTGAGTATCGTCGGCTGATGGCGCTCGATCAGGCAGCGTCGATTGCCGAGGCGAAAGGTCGTGCCGATAGTGAGGTTGAGGCGGCTGCCGTTGTGCGAAACGCGGCTATGGATGGAGATAGCAAGGCAGCTATGGCGCTCCTCACCCACTTGCATGACTGGATGCCGAAGCAGCAAATCAACATCGACATCAAATCCCAGATCAGCATTACAGCGGCACTGCAAGAAGCGGAGTCTCGCGTCATCCAGGGCAGAATATTGCAGGGTGAAGCGGTTGCATTAGAAGACCACTCCGCCGAACCCCTTGCGTTAGAATCAGAACGTGCAACTGCCAATCTATAGCCCGGAGGACGAGCAGGCTCTAATGAGCAAGCTCTGGTCTGCCGCCATCAAGGACGACCCAGAAGCCTTCGTGCTATTCGTGTTTCCGTGGGGGCAAAAGAATACGCCCCTCGAACACTTCAAAGGTCCGCGCAAATGGCAGCGTCAGGTGCTGCGTCAAGTACGCGACCACATCGCTAAACAGAAAGACCTTACCTCTTACGAAGTCTTGCGTATGGCGACGGCTTCTGGACGCGGTATCGGTAAATCCGCGCTCGTGTCGTGGTTGATTCTGTGGATGCTCACAACCCGTATCGGCAGTACCACGATTGTCTCGGCTAACTCTGAAGCGCAGCTCCGGTCAGTCACCTGGGCAGAAATCACCAAGTGGGCGGCGCTCCTCATTAACTCACATTGGTTTGAGATTAGTGCGACTCGAGTAATGCCTGCCAAGTGGATCGCTGAACTCGTCGAACGCGACCTCAAGAAAGGCACGCGTTACTGGTCCGTTGAAGGCCGTCTCTGGTCCGAAGAAAACCCCGACTCTTACGCTGGCGTACACAACCACGATGGCGTCATGGTGATCTTTGACGAAGCCTCTGGTATACCAGATTCTATCTGGTCAGTGACTTCAGGCTTCTTTACGGAAAACACCCCGAATCGTTTTTGGTGCGCATTCAGCAACCCGCGACGTGGCGAAGGCTATTTTTTTGAGGCATTCCATGCAAAAAGAAACTTCTGGTTCACGCAAAGCATCGACGCCCGCGAAGTCGAAGACACCGACAAAGCGGTCTACGAGCAAATCATCGCCGAATACGGCCCGGACTCCTCGCAAGCCAAAATCGAAGTCTACGGCCAGTTTCCAACCGATAACTCCGATCAATTTGTCCCGGCTTCCTACGTGGAAAGTGCGGCAACTCGCGGACGGTACGGGGACACTAGCGCGCCACGCGTTATCGGAGTTG